CTGACAGTACCCCGTATCCCCAGAATCGTCGCCGATACACTTCAACATGTCTTCTGTTTGATTGTATGCGCCACAGTTACCACAGATATCTGTTAATTTAAAACCACCGTCGTCCGCTGGATCTCGGTAGTTGGCTTCGTCAATAGCCTGCACTTTGTTAACTTCGTTAACTTCGGCATCTTGCGTAGCTACAGGACAGCTTGACCCATCGTCACCCTTTTCCATTTTATCAACAGGGATTCCGTCAGGCATAATGCTGATCATAATTGTTGGCATCAGTAAGTTTCGCCCCCACGGAATCCAGACATTTGAGCCGCTCCACAGCCGCGTGGTTTAGGCGTTGTCATGCCTCCGTCACCAAACTTTTTAACCTCTCCATAGTCTAGAAGAAGCTCGTTGTCTTGTAAATACCTCCGTTTGGCTTCATTGTTACCGCTTTTCACAGCCCTGGCTTCTGCCACTTCCTGATTTGTCATAGTTACCTCTTCTGGTCTTTTCCTTGGGCGAGGTGATTTTTTGGGTGCAGGCATATTGCCCTCCTACAGTATAATTTCAAAATGCGGCCCATCAATAAACGGGCGTCTTCCTTGAGACCTTCGAAGGTCAATGTAAGCATTCATAGCATCTTCCATCGAGCCTTTCCAGTGGCGTATATCACCAACGCTCCAAGCAGCGCCCCACTTCACAGCGACGCCAGCCATCTCTGCGCCCTCTTTCATCGCGTCAGCCAGATCATCGTATACATGCAACTGCCATGAACCCTTGCCTCCAACATAAGCCATAAGGTCAACGGCATGTCCTGTCAGGTGCTTCGACTTCATAGTTTGGCTTGCGCCCTTGGCTACAAGTTCTTTTTGCATCTCTAGCGTTCTCAGCCCTTGGATAACACCAAAGTCAACTTTCGTTGCCGTGATTGCGTGATTAACGACAGCGACTAAGCGCTCGTCTACACCCTCAAGCCTATCAAGGCTACGTCGTGATAATTTAAATCCCATTGTATTCTCCTTACTTTATGCCAGCCATATACAGTTTAACTTCGATTTCTTTAAGCCTGATTTCCATTGCCCTAACTCTAGCAATAGCGTCAGCCACTTCTGGCGGCGGTTTAAACTCGTCAATCCAGTTGTCGTTTTCCTCAACCTCAATAGCCAACATCTCTAGGTTGTGCTCCAAAAAACTTAACCGCTCACTGATCCCGAAATAGGCCCAGACACTTACTGCTGTAGCCGCAATCATTGCTAACAAGTTCTTTAACGGTATCGTAAACTCTGAGCTTTCGGAAAGTTTGGTCATCACTTCCTCTTAAACAGTGCAGTTGCGCCTCGCACACCAAAACTTGCAGAAATTGCTAAACCCAAACTATAAAAATACCAGTCGGGCGCCTTGTTAAGCTGCTCAAACCCACGATCAACCCAACCTTCCGCCCCTGGAACCCAACAAAGAACCAATGGAATCGACAGGATAATTACAAACCATTCGTCTTTCCAGCTGGACCTGGATCCTTCAGCCATAATGCGCTCCCAATCGGCAACGCTTGTCTCTTTTGACATCAATATCTGAGCCTTGGCCTTGGCCTCGGTTAGCTTTAACTCTGCATTTGCGGCGTTCTTATCCGCTTTGCCTTGCAACCAGCTTCCCGCTAGGTTGGCAATCGGGCCTATAAACGCTTGTATCATTTCTTAGCCTCCATGGCGTTGAAGCCAAAATATGCCGCAGCAATTCCGCTGGCCCCGATAACGTATACGGCAGCTATGTCGGCTATGAGCTTCGCTGCGGTGTCAAAGCCCGTCACAGAGGCTAACAGGATGACCGCTGGGTACATTATCATGCCCGACAGAGCAAACCACGTCATGCGTCTCTGTGCGTCTCTTTTAGCATCAGCATCTTCCATGCGCAGACGACGATCTTCCAGCATAAGCTCTCTCTCGCTGGGGTCAATCTTACCGTTTGCGTTTAAGTCGTACTGTTCTTTTTCCATCTAAAAAATACTCCGCTGCGCGTTTGTCTTTGGTTATTATAACAACTTTACCTGATTTGTCATATACAACATACTTTCCGCTTTTATTCTGTTGTAACCTCAAAACAATATGTCACTGTATTCTGATTAACGATTAAGACCTTGGCTTCATTTTTAGCGCTAATGCACTCGTTTCTGGAGCTGAATTGCCCCAACTCATAACTCGTTATGTTATTGTTGATAATATGAAACCATACTAACACCCACATCAGTAGTTACCGTTTCTTTCGTTGTAGAGATACAGTATAAAGATCAATGAGGCTATCCCACCGAGAAGAAGTAGCCCGATGATAATTGTGTTGAGGCAGTTGTCTATAAACTCTTGTTTTTTGTAGACGAGATCTTTCTGAATTTTTCTTTGCTCGGCTTCCATTTTAAGAATTTCATCCCAAGCGCTGGGGCCGTAATTCCAAGAAATGTGGTCCTTTAGTTCTTGACGCATTTCTTTCGCTTTTTGTTTATGCGCCCACAACTCGATAGCGTCGTTTTCCGTGTTAGAAAACATCTTGTATGCTGGCGGTTTAAGCGCCCGTTGCTCAAGATAATCAAGATCTGAAAGGGCTTTTGACCACTGACCTACAGTCCCAGCCATGCCACTGATATCCCGACCCACATCGATAGCCTTCTTGATACCCTGATACGCCGCTGTTGCCGCAGCAATTGCGCTAACGGGATCCACTAGAACTCTCCCATAAACCTCTGCGGACGAGCTATAGGACTGAACCTAGAGTTAACTGTGCCGCCAGAGGAATATTTCTTTTTTCCCGCTTTGCCTAACGCAATAGCCACCGCTTGTTCTTGCGGTTTCCCAGCAGCCATTTCTGTCTTTATGTTTTGGCTGATAACATTCTTTGATTTACCTGTTTTGAGAGGCATTCCGTTGCTCCATCGCTTGTCGCTGAACGTCAATTCGTTCGCGGTTCACGTCACTACGCTCATCGGCAATCTGTTCTTGTAACTCTAGCCGAGCCGAATCAGTAGTCGCTTGCTGCTCCATCTTCATTTGCTCAAGTTGAATTTTCGCTTGATCCAGTTGAGTTTTCTGTTGCGCCTCCATCTGCTTAATAGCAAGCTCTTGCATCCGAATTGTGACAAGTGGATCCTCGTTTGTCTCCGCTTTGCCTTTGTATGACAACATCGGCATAATCTGAGTCAAGAGCTCTGTTTCAAGTTGCGCTACTCTAGCCTCAACTTGATCAGGGGGCATCTGCTGCGCCTGACCTTGCATTTGTAACTGCTGTATTTGCTGTTGCGCAATCTCCGGACGAATCGCCCCTGTCCGAGCCAATCCTTGTATTTGCGCCACGCCGTCTTGCACACCCTGCATCTGTTGGGCCTTAACCTGATCAATCTCCTGCTGAACCATGGTCCGCGCCTTCATGTTAACATGCTCTAGTACGTGGCTAAACAACGCCGCCAAGACGGGAGGTGTTTGCTGCAATATATCCAACTCAAGCAAAGATACGTGCGCCTGAATGTGCGCATCATGGTCCTGTTGTGGAAACGCTTTTGCAGGGGCACCACCAATCATACCCGCATTTTCCGACGCAGGGTCTTTTGGTTGAGGTTGAGGCTGTGGAGGCAATATCTCGTCAATATTTTGCACCTCTAACGCTTGATACATCCGACGATACGCAGCGTGTAAGTTGTGCATCTGAGGATTAGACTGCGCCAACTGTAGTTGCGTTTGTGCCAACGTAACTCGCTGAGACATCGAAAAGATGTTCGGGTCTGAGACTGGGAGGACATCCACCCGCGCATCAAAGTCTTCACCTTTAACCTGCGCCGGAGCCCCAGCAACCTCATACGGGTACATAGGAGGCAAGTTTTCAGCAAAGATACGCGCAAGGAGACGGAACTCCGTTCTTTGTGCGTAGTGCATCCGTTTATGAATCGCAGACATGACCTTCATGCCCCGCTCCAACATAGCAACTGTGGTGCCGACAGGAGTCTCCTGATTCATGTCCGACATCTGTTGGTCCGCTAAAGCGATAAACCTACGACCGTCGTTGACCAAACCACCCAGCATGGTAGCCAATGCATTCGAAGGCTCTTTATACGGCAATGGTACAATAGCGTCTCTGATGCTGCCCCCTGGAGCGTCTATATCTCTCCACTCACCAGGTTGAAGAGGCTCGTCGTCATTACGTACACGTACCCCACGAGCTTTAAACCCAGCAGGTAAGTTAGACAGAGTGCCCGCATCAATCAACTGGCGCAGTAAGCTTGTCGCCGCACGGCCTAAACCACCGATCATGTGGATCAAACCGAAACCATAGAACCCAAGACCCGGTGTGAACTTGTAATGTACAAAGTACTGCCGCTTACGTTTTAAAATATCAGACTCGTCATAGTTACGACGAATAGATAAAACCTGACCAGAAGAATGATCCAGTGTCACAATATAAGGCAAGCGTATGTCCGTAGGTTCGCCCGTCCTAGGATCAATGTCCTCGAACCCTTCAATATCTAGCGCAGCATGTATCTCTAAAATCGTCAGTACATCGTCGCTATAGTTCTTTGATAACCCCTCCAGCTCATTTACCTTTTGACGAACAGGATCTTCCTCTTGATCGTCTGATGAACTCAGGTCCACATCACGATACACACCCGCATATTGCATCTTAGCAACATCGTTTACGTCCATGCGCAGAACGTGGGTTACGCGAGATGCTGTCGCCAAATCTGACGCTGAGTACGGTACAACCAAATCCTGTGCAGGAATAAATTTAGCCACCGCACGTTGTTTGGTCGGATCAAAGTAAACTTTCTTAAAAGTAGAACCAGACAGCGGTAAATAATATAGCATCTGATCCATATCCGGATCGTATTCTTCCATCACCTCAGTAATCTGATAGTTCATGAAGTCTTTAACACGTACAGCTTGAGCTTCTCTAGCAGCGTCCTTCACCCCAATAACGCTAGTGCGAACGGGTCCGCCAGACGGTAGCAACTCTTTATAAGCTTGGGCCTGGAACTGAGTAACACTTTCCGCGACCAACGGATGGGTAATCCCCGAAGCCCCTTCAAACGGAGTAGACCGCTCTTCGGTCTTGACGCCCAATAAGTCCAAACCGTTCACATACGAAGTTTCCCACTCTGACCGCGATTCTAGGTCATCCTCGTACATACCGCGAAGATCGTTCGATAACTCCCCCAAGGTGGCATCGTCCAAATACTCAGCCAAGTTGGCGTCAAACGGTATAAGCTGATCCTGTGGAATATCCGCAGCCATGTCTATCGCTTGAACAATCGCGCCGCCTTGACCATCGTCAAGAACTTCCGCTCCGCTCATAAACATTTCTGTGGAAGGGACCTCTATCTCTAAGTCAGGAAGACCCTCTGTGTCGTCGAGGTCCAGCCCCGGTGCAACCATGTTAGGTGGTATCGCCATCAATAATACTCCCTTTTACGGGGCCTCCATTCCATTTCATCTTCCTCTTCGCCCACCAGAGAAACAAAGCCTCCCTGTCTAAAGCGCATGAGTGCTAAAGTCATACTATCACAGAAGTCATCGT